CCAGTGTGAACAGTGTGTGCGTTACAAAGGAAAATCCATGGGTATGCCCAAATGGCAACAATCAGGATATGTTAAAAAAAATGAGTGTGATAAATGCTCATACAAAAGCAAACATGCTCAACAATTCAATGTGTTTCATGTGGATGGTAATCTTAACAATTGTAGATACAACAATTTAAAAACAGTGTGTGCCAACTGTCAAAGAGTGCTGCAGGCACAAGGCATTAAATGGGTGCAAGGAGACCTTGTACCTGATTTCTAAGAGCTTGTATAGTGCTATTGTTGTTTAGTTCAGCATCAAATGCAAATCTAGCCCATGCCCATTCGCTGGCATGTATGTCTTTGGGTTCTATGCCCACATCTTGATATATTTTAAACCACAGTGGCAATGTGCCTCTTTTTACCCACCAGACTTTACCACCAACACTTTTGATCATTTCAGCTTCATTCACAAAACGCACATCTGGAATTACCCAGTTGATCTGTGGATTGTCTATGATTCTTTTTTTGGTCAAACTGACCCATATGCCATCATAAAAACCATTACGCATGCATTCTGTGCCAAACTTTTGTAGAGCCAATCTAGGTGTTACTGTGCTGCCTACTTCTTTGCTCCAATATGCATCAGGCAGTTCTCTCCAAGCTCTGCTTTCATCTGTTTTGCCATCCAACAGTTGTCTATCCCATTCAAACATCTGGGCCACAGCATCTTTGAGTTTGTCAGCAAAAGATATTTTTTGAAAATTGTGTTGTTCAACCAAACAATCAGCAATGGTGTCTTTGCCACTGCCTATTAATCCGCAAATTCCGATAATCATATTAAAGCACTATTGTACTTTAAGTTTATGCCAATGTCAATGAAATATTAACCGATTGTGAAATGATAGCCCACACCACCAGCCATCTGAGTTGCCAATTCTTGATCTAATCTATCCATTTCTGCTTGTGCTTCCGATTTCAAATTGTCACCATTCAGTGAAGTTCCGCCCTGTGGACCAGCCACAGTGTTGAATTTAGATCTAGCTTCTCCCAACATGTATTTGCAGTTGGCCAATGTGTAGCTTTTAATCCATTCTCTAGCTTTGTAATCTACTAATAGTTGACTTTCTGGTTTGTAATTGTAAGCACTGATCAACAGTGTTTCATCTGCTCTGGGTCTTTGCAACAGTGTCAATACTTTTGTGGTTGGATTCCATTTGAATTCAATAAAACTTCCAAACATTCTGCCCACTAACTCTTGGTATTGAGCAAACATGTTATAAGTGGCCACTCCTCCAAGATTAGTGCTGGATAGTAGATAAGTGTTGGTGTAGGCCAAATTGAAAGGTTCAAACAATGTGCCGCCATCTCCTCCACCAGAACGTGATCCTACAGATCTTCTAAATAATTGTTTGACTTCCATTACTTCGCTGGGTAAAGTATAGCTGTTTTGATCCAATATTGTGGTCAAAAATAGATAACTTTCTTCCACTGAATTGTCTGATCTTTGACGATATCTGCCCAAAGCTCTCACTAAAGCTGTCTCATAATGACTGGGGTCTAATTCTACCTCTACCATGCCACCGCCCAGCATGTTTTTGACGAAATCGTATATCTCTTGTCTTTGTGTTTGTAGTTCGCTCATCTATGGGTTCCTATAACATATTTAGCACTAGCCAAGGCATGAATAAATATACACATGCCAAGAATCAGTTTATACAAGCCAGAAAAGGGCGAAGATTACACATTTTTAGATCAAACCATTGCAGAAATGTTTACGGTGGGTGGTACTGATGTGTTTGTACACAAATACCTTGGGCCTGTGAATCCTGACGAAGAAGATGCCACAGCCACTCAACCCAGATATGATGCTGTGAAAGAAACCAATATTCAAGATCTATTGTTTTTAGAAAACAGAGATAGAAAATACGATCCCAATATCTATCAAATCAGAGGAATTTACAATGTGAATGATATTGACTTTGACATGAGTCAATTTGGATTGTTTTTACAAAATGACACCATATTTTTAACTGTACACATCAATGCTTCTGTTAAAACCATTGGTAGAAAATTAATGGCTGGAGACGTGATAGAATTACCACATTTAAAGGATCAATTTGCACTGAATGATTACAAAGTAGCATTGAAAAGATTTTATGTAATACAGGATATAAACAGAGCAGCAGAAGGATTTTCACCCACTTGGTATCCTCATTTATACAGATTAAAACTTAAACAAATAGTAGACAGTCAAGAATTCAAAGAAATATTAGATTTACCTGCAGAAGAAGGCAGTGAAAATACCTTACGAGATGTGTTGAGCACATATGAAAAAGAAATGCAAATCAACAATGCTGTGGTGGCACAAGCAGAAGCAGATTCAAACAAAAGCGGATACAACACCAAACATTTATACACATTACAAGTGGATGACAAAGGTAAACCTGAATTAGTTACCACAGATATCAACACATTGGATGCCAGCACTGCCAATGAAATGGCAGATAGAATCAATCAAACACCAGATAGAAATGGTTATGACGGTTATCTATTAGGCGATGGATTTGCACCCAATGGTGAAGTGTTTGGTCACGGTATAGGATTTCCCATAGGCGCTGCCAAAGGTGATTATTTTTTAAGAACAGATTTTTTACCCAATAGATTGTTTAGATATGATGGCACACGTTGGGTTAAAATGGAAGACGCTGTGCGTATGACGTTAACCAACACTGACACTAGAAATACACAAAAAACAGGATTTATTAACAACACAAACACAACCACAGTGGCAGGACAAACCATAGAACAAAGACAAAGTTTATCACAAGCACTGAAACCTAAAGCGGACAATTAAAAATGCAGTTTTTTTACGACGGACAAATACGTAGATACATCACTCAAATTGTGAGATTAATGAGTAATTTTTCTTACAAAGATGGTAAAGGTCAATTGAAGACAATACCAGTAATGTATGGTGATATCACTAGACAAGTGGCACACATTATTAGAGACAATAGTGAAAATAAAATCCCCAGTGCTCCTAGAATGGCAGTGTATGTGACTTCATTAGAAATGGATCGTAGTCGCACAGCCGATGCCACATTTGTAAGTAAATTACATGTGAGAGAAAGAGCTTTTGATGAAAATAATCAAGAATATCTCAATATTCAAGGAGCCAATTACACTGTGGAAAGATTAATGCCTACTCCTTACACATTGGGCATTAATGTGGACATATGGTCAACCAATACAGATCAAAAATTACAAATATTAGAACAAATATTAATGTTATTCAATCCCAGTCTTGAAATACAAACCACAGACAATTATATTGATTGGACCAGTTTAACAGTGTTGGATCTTCAAGGTATAACTTTCAGTTCAAGAGGAATTCCCACAGGCACTGAGAGTGAAATAGATATTGCCACATTACAATTTACCACTCCAATTTTTATCAGTCCACCAACTAAAGTAAAAAAATTAGGAGTGATCACAAAAATTATCACCAGCATTTTTAATGAACAGACTGGTAGTATTGATTTGGGTTTAAGTATGCCTGAAATGAAAGCATATTCAGATGAACCCACTGACACTGCTAGAGCAGATATCAACACCACTGCTGATGGCAGTGTAGACACTAGTAAAGTTGTTAGAACTGATGCTGATGCTGTGATAGGAACCACAATCAGTGATTGGGATATTGTAGTATTGAACAGTATTGTTCAGATAGTGGATAAAGGAGTTGTGGGCACAACCAATTGGAGAAAAGTATTAGATGCATATCCAGGAATTTATCAAGCAGGTATCAGTAGAATATTATTAGAAAGATCTGATATGAACACAACTATTTCAGGAACGTTTGCTTTGAACAGTCTTAATGAAAATCAAATAATAGTAAACTGGGATACCGACACTATTCCAACCAACACATTGATCAATGGAGTAACCAACAGAGGCACAGTGGATTACATCGTGGATCCATTGACATATAATCCCACAGCAGCAAAAGTTTCTGGATTAAGATTATTAATTTTAAGTAACATAGGATCAGCCACCAACACCGATGGTGCTGATGCATGGAAAAATTCAAACAGCACTGATTTTGTTGCAGAAGCCAATGATATCATAGAATGGAATGGTACTCAATGGAATATATTGTTTGATGCCAGTGCCAATTCTAATACCGAAGATTCAGCAGTTCAATTGACTTACATTACCAATCTTAACACAGGTGTTCAATACAAATGGGATGGTGCAGCATGGTTATTGAGCTTTGAAGGCGAATATCGCAAAGGAACCTGGAACCTAAGTCTATAGCATAATTATTTGTATGACCAATAAGAAAATAATTGGCTGCGGAGCCTTGTTCTATAATTTGGATACACAAAGATTTTTATTTTTGCATAGAACACAAAGCAAACAATCCAATGTGTGGGGATTGGTGGGAGGAAAAAATATTGAAAGTGAAACTCCATGGGAATCTCTCAAAAGAGAAATCAGTGAAGAAATTGGCACCGTAAATATTGTTAAAACTATACCTTTGGAAACGTTTGTCAGCAATGATGAAAACTTTTTATATCATACCTATCTGTGTGTGGTAAAAAATGAGTTTATTCCCAAACTCAACGAAGAACATGATGGCTATGCTTGGGTGCAGTTTGGCAAATGGCCTAAACCTTTGCATCAAGGATTAAGAAACACACTTCAAAACAAAACCAATCAAATGAAACTGGAAACAGTTTTTAAGATGTTGAAATTTCTATAATGATCAAAATAATAGGTGACATAATGCTGGATCGTTGGATCGTGGGCACTGCTGATCGCATGTCGCCTGAAGCACCTATTCCTATTTTATTAGAACAAAATCAAAAAGTTTCTCCTGGAGGTGCTGCTAATTTAGCAGTGAATGTGGCATCTATTTACAATGATGTACAATTGTATGGAGCAGTGGGCAAAGACACAGATGGATATGGATTGGTTAATTTATTAAAAAATAGTAATGTATTTTTATCCATAGCAGAAGATGCTGTGATTACCACAACAAAAATAAGATTGGTTGAACAAAGAGGTCAACATATATTGCGTTGGGATAGAGAAAAACAATACACCAAAGATAGTTGTTTGTCTCAACTGTTATTTTCTCTCACAGAAAAAAGTATGGTATTGGTGAGTGATTATGCCAAAGGAGTTATCAAATCGCACACAGTAAAAAACATTTTAGAAAAAACCAAATGGGTATTGGTAGATCCCAAACAAAGTGCTGATTATTATGATGGAGCATTTTTAGTTAAACCCAACATGAAAGAATATGAATCATGGAATGGCGTGTTTGATGTGGATTCAGCTGTGAAATTTGCTCAAACACATGATTGGACATGGCTGGTAATCACAGACGGAGCCAAAGGTATCCATATTATTTCTAAAGAAGGATCATACTCACATGTGAAAGAACCTGTGAGAGAAGTGGCAGATGTTACCGGAGCAGGAGACACTGTGTTGGCTGTGATAGCATATGGTATCAAACGAGGCATGACTGTGCCACGTGCTTGTGAATTGGCATGCTATGCTGCAGCAAGAAATGTGGAAAAATTTGGAGTAGTGCCTGTTTCCAAAGAAGATTTAAACAAAGGCATAGTGTGGACCAACGGAGTGTTTGATATATTACACACGGGACATTTGGAATTATTAAAGTTTGCTAGAAATCAAGGCAAAAAATTAATAGTGGGCATCAATGATGATGCCAGTGTGCGTAGATTAAAAGGTGAAGGCAGACCAGTTAATGATTATGTCACAAGAAAACGTCAATTAGAAATGTTGCCTTGGGTGGACGAAGTGGTAGTTTTTACAGAAGATACTCCGCAAAGAATCATAGAAGAAATCAAACCAGACATTATTGTTAAAGGTGGAGATTACACAGTGGCTACTACTGTGGGCAATGAGTTAGCACAAGTAATCATATTTCCCACAGTGGAAGGATTTTCCACCACAAAAATTATAGATAGATTACAATCATGAAAATATTAATCACAGGACACAAAGGATTCATAGGTCAAAATCTGTTCAAATATCTTGTGAACAAAGGACACACAGTGGAAGGATATGATTATATTCATAATGTGTTGCCAGATCCATCCAATTATGATCAAGTGATACATTTGGGTGCTATCAGCAGCACCACTGAAACAGATGTGGAAAAAATAATGACTCAAAATTTTGAATTTAGTTGTAAACTATTGTATTTGTGTGAAAATATGGGAGTTAATTTTCAATATGCCAGTTCTGCCAGTGTGTAT